GCGCCGCTCTTCGGGGTGATCGTGATGTCGGTAGTAACCGCGCCGAAGGTGAAAAGATACGTCACCTTATGGAACCCGGCCATGTTGATGCTATCGACATCTGCACCAGTAGCGACATCCGCGCTGTTCATTACAGGAACAACCTTGAACTCCTCTGCGAACATAATGATCTCCTTCTAACGGGGTATCCCGTTGGCCTCTGTTGATTGATTACGAACGGGTCGCCAAGACGATGAAGTGCGACTGCGTTGCGCCGGAACCACCCTTGTAGGGGGTGAGGGCAGAGGAACGAACCGGCTGCCCATCGAGACGCATCACGAACCGGAAGACCGATTCGTCGTACACGAACTGAACGTGAATCGACATCGCCGTCTGAAGGCCGCCCTTCTCCGCCAGGATGTACCCGTTGGGGAAGTTCGCCAGGATGATGTCGCCGGTCGTGCCGAGAGCAGCACACTGCTCAATGGCGATTGCCGGGAGTCCCTTGATACGCCCATAGGGGGCCGCACTCAGGCCGCCAGGAGGCATATAGACGGGAACCCCACCAGTGCCGACCGAGATGTTGAGCTGATCGAGTTGCGGCTCAATGGTCTGGTTGTACAGCCACACATAGTTCTGGGTCTGGGAGGCGAACCGCCGAGCATACATCTTGCTGATGTTCTCGGAAAGAAGGGTCGCCGCCGCTTGCCCGGTTTCTGCCGTGACCGTCACGAGGGAACCGGAGTTCATCACGCCCAACGGCTGCCCGACACCGCTCCCGTTGATGATCGCATCGTCGGTCAGGAAGCCGAACTCCCCGGCGAACGCCATGCGGATGAAACTCTCAAGAGCCGAAGCATCCTGGAGGAGTTCATCCGTGGCGTAGCAAAGACCGATCAGCTTGTTGAGAGACAGTTCGATCTTGCGGAACTTCGGCTTGGAGGCGGTCTTCGCGGCGGCCTCGTCCTTCCAGTATCCGACCACTCCGCCGTACCTCGTGCTGGCCCTCGAGGTTTCATCCACGCCGTTGATCTTCATGCTGTTGGCGTTGCCGGAAATCTGGATCCTCCGGCATCTCTGTGCGAGAACTCCCGTTGCGTAGACATCCTGAAGGAGTTCCGTCAGGTAGTCCTCCTGGACGAGGAACCCGCCGTCCGAGGGAATGCCTTCGCTCAGTCCGGTCGCGGCTCCCTTGAAAAGCCTGGGGTCCACGTGACCGCCGGGGCGGGAGGCCGAGATAACAGCCATGAGCTGTTGCCCGAACGACTGAAACCGATCCTGCGTCCGGTTGTCGATGCCGACCACGACCCCATCGGTCTTCTGGGGCTTCGGCTTGGTTTCGGGAGCCGGGGGCTTCTCCAGACGAGCGGTAATCCTCTCCTCGCGCTCCAAGGTTGAGACGATATTTTCCAGTTCCTCAACCTTGTCGAGGATTTCGTTCTTCAAGGAGAGTTCTTCCGGGAGGAGATCCCGATTCTCTTGGGTCGCTTTTGCATTCAAGTCCCCGGCGGATTTCCGAAGGGCCTTGATTTCTTCCTTGTATTGCGTGATGGTCTTCATGCTTTGCTTTCTCCTTCTCGCTCCGCAAATAAAAAAACCGCCCGAAGGCGGCTTTTGCGGGAAACGGGATTTTGTAGTTTGTTGCGCTACTTGGCGGCTAATACTCTCTCCGCCCTGATAAGCAGTTCGGCGGTTTTGTCCTTTCTCTCGTTCTTCGGTTGCACATCGTCCCGGTGTGCATCAGAATCATCGTCCCGGTGATTCTGGTTCGCCGGAGGGGAAGCATCTTGGGCAGGATCATCATCCCGATAATCCCCCGGATACCCCTCCGAGAGAATGGCCTTCGCCAGTTTTTGAGAGCATCCCCCATGTTCAATTAGGGTTCGCTCCAGTTCGCGCTTCGATGGCGTCCCGCTATCTCCGCGAATCTCTTTTGGTATGTTTTTCAAGCCAAGTTTCTCCAAGGCCGGGACAAACTTCGCACAGGCAGCGAGATCCATGGTCTTGTCACCGATTTCATCGATGAACCCTGCTTCCAATGCCTCATCAGCATTTAGATAAACTGCATTATCTAAAAGTGAGATTATATTTTCTCTTTCCTTCCCGCTCTTGTTTGAATATGCCCCAATCATTGTGTCTCGAACTTTATCTAAAACATCTGCTGTCTTTCTCATATCCTCAGATGTTCCGATCACAACTCCATGCGGGTTGTGCATCATAAACATTGCATTTTTCGCCATAACTACCCGATCTCCGGCAAGAGCAATAACGGAAGCCATCGAAGCGGCGAGGCCATCAATCAAAGATGTAACTTCAGAAGGATGACGTTTGACTGCGTTATAAATGGCATGGCCATCAAACACTCCACCACCAGGGGAATTAATGTGCATTTCGATCTTTGGAGACTTCACGGCATTCAATTCCGCAATAAATTCCTTTGCGGTAACCCCATACAATCCGATTTCGTCGTATAGCCAGATTTCGGAGATATCTTTCTTCCCCTTAATTTCGTACCATTTCATTTCTCTGCCTCCTCGCATTGGCGTCATCGGGATTTCCTGTATCGATATTTGAACCATCTCCGTTCGATCTCGATGGAAGAGCGCGGGGATTCTCTTGCTGTTGCCCAGCATTCTCCACGGTGGTCATGTTCAGTGGTACGAAATGCTTATCCCCGTTGGGAATCGGGTCCATATCCTCCAGGTCGCGTATATCGTTTATGGAGAAAACTCCGATATTAAACATCTGCGTGTAGAAGTTCCCCTGCGCCTCCGTATCTCCGCGAAGGAGGCTTTTCAGATTGTGCTTGAAATAGAGTCTTCCGCGTCCGGAGTATTCCTTGTCGGACTTCGTGAGGAGCTGAAGATTGTAGTTCTGCTCGAACCGCACCAACCAGGGCTGGATGCTGTCCCGGACGAACGATATCTGTTCCTGCTCAATATTGTTGAAGGATGATTTCCTAAGATCCTTCAATTTATGCGGAGGGAGGTTGAACCACCTGGCGATTTCGGAAATATGGAACTCCCTCGACTGAAGGAACTGCGAATCCTCCGGGGGGATCCCGATCTTCTCCAACTTCATCCCTTCCTCGAGGAGAAGGAGACGATGGGATTTGCCCAATCCGGAATACCCCTCCGATAGTGATTTTTTCAAATGATCGTTCGCCGCATCCGATAATTTATTCGGATGGGAAACTACGACCCCGGGGTGGGTTCCCTGCCCGAAATACAATGCACCGAAAGTCTCAAGTGCCATCCCCAAACCAATCGACTTTCTCGCCATGGCAATGCGGGAATACCCGATGTATCCATCGAAACCATAGCCGGGGACATGGAGAATCTTCTCCCTTGGAAAATACCTGTCCTCGTTGTCCACGCGAATCCGGTAAATAATGTTCCCGTCCTCGTCGGTTTCGACGGCAACCCGATTCGGCGGAATTGGCCAAAGTTCAACGAGTTCTCCCATGCCGTTACGAACAATCTCGGCGTATCCGTTCCCCCATGCGATTGCATGAGTCGCCAAGCATTCCCTTCCGGCCATCGCGGTGATGTAGGGATTGAACTCATCGTGCATGACGCGGTACATCTTGTAGTCCGTGGCGCGGCGGTTTTTCCTGTCCCTCTCCTGGTAAAGATGCAGCGGCAGGGATCCGATTATGCTCCCGTAAAGTTCCAATGCGTTGAAGACCGCCGAGAACGTGTGGGCCGTATCCTCGGTAACTATTTCTCCGGAGAGCGATTGCGCCCCGTAAAGATTCCAGAGTTGCGGATACCATGCCTTCTCGTCCGTCAGGCTCAACGCCCGAATGAAGAAATCCTTTATCCTGCCGAATACATTCAAGACAGTCTCCAGGTCAGAAAGTTAGAACTCCTCGTGTTTCATAGACAGAGGAGGTATCATTGGCGAGGGTCGCGCGGGAAAGACCCATGATTAGGGCCACAACTCCGTCGATACGTTCTGTGGACTTTTCCTTGTCAGGCTTCTGGTTCCCTGCGGGGTCAGTACGAACGACGGTATTGCTCACCATCCAGGTAAGGACGGGGTTGCCACCATGGGCGAGTTCCTGGCTACGAACAATCTTTTCCAGTTCCTTCGTCGGGGCCGCCATGGAAGCGAACCCCTGCCCGAACTGGATCAGATTCTTCTTCCCCTCGACCTCGAACCCGATATCCTGGAGATCCGTTGTTATCTTTTGCGATCCCCAGCGGTCGAACGCCAGCTCCGCGACATCGTAATCCTTGGTATCCTGCTCAATCGTGTCGAGGATGAATGAGTAATCGATGATGTTCCCGGGAGTCGTGGTGATATATCCCTTGCGAACCCATACATCGTAGGGAACCTTGTCCTTCCGTACCCTCTCCCGCATATTCTCTTCCGGGATGAAGAACCGGCAGAGAACTTGGTAGGGATTGCCGATGGCATCCGGCGGGAAGACCTTCACCCAGGCGGTAATATCGGCCACGGAAGAAAGATCGAGGCCACCGTAACAGGTTCGCCCTTTGAGGGCTTCCGCATCCACCGGAGTCGCACAGGCGTTCCATTTTTCCACGGA